ACAACCGAAGGCTGCTGATGCTACTACATCAAAACCAACTGCGGCTGCTCTACGCTCAACTTCTACATTAACACCACCAGAGATTGCGCCTCTCATAGCATCGCCAGAGAAGATAGCCATCTTAGGATTGTGTGTTCCTGCGATTTGTGTGTTGTTCAAATAACTTGAAACAAAACAGGTAACCCCTGCAATTTTCCCAAAGAAGCCATTTCTCATAGCCGCTGTTTGAAAATCACCACCAGCGAATGCTGAACCACCTACATCGCCCATAAGAGCCGCGTAAGCGTCTGTTGATACGATACCGAATAATTCGCCACCTTCACCGTTACCACGAATAGTAGCAACTGCTTCAAAGATATCAGCCATTGCTAATGTTGAAGCCGCACCGTCTGAACCTGATTTCTCTTGCTCTGTTAATGATGCCATTGCACCTGTTACAGTTTCATCTACTGATTTCGCAACTGCGTTACCTAAGATACGACCGATTTCTGCTGTTGATACACCACCTAAATCTCTAACAACACTGCGTGCCGCGTGAAGTTGTAATGAGATGTGGTTTTGTGCGTCTGTCATAACTTTAGAATCTAAATCAACACCTGTTGATGCTTCTGCTGAAATAACTGTTGCCGTTACTGCACCCATAACTGGTACTTGTGCTTTCATTGAACCTGCTGGTACTGATACCATAGGAACGATTCCGCCTGATAGATACAGACTGTTTTCTTGTGCCGCGTATACTGTTGCGGCTTTTGTATTGACCATCAATTCATCTAAATTGATACCCGATAGATATGCTTCGTTTGCCATTGTATGACTCCTTTATAAGTTTATAATAATTTACCAGATGACATCATTTCTTTATAGATTAATCTGTCTTCTGGCTTAGTCATATCCAAATTGGATATGTCTACTGCTTCTTTTGTTGTTGATTCTCCCACTGAACCTATAGAACCAGAACCTTGCGGTCCTGCTCTTAAGAAATGTGGTGACGCATCTAAGAAATCATTAACTAACGATTCAACAGTTGTTGGTGCGGCTGTTTTTTTATCATACATAACCCCTCCCTTGTCATCAAGTACATGAACTTCACCTTCGTCTGTTAATGTTACTCTATTTCGCAACAATGTTGCAACTTGCTCTGGGCTCACAGCATTTCTGCCACCCGCGGCCTTTAATAGGGCTCCATCAACTTGAACACTGTGAAGTTTTGCCTTAACTGATTCTAACTTGGCATCATAATCTGATTTTTGTTCAGATAATATTTGCTCAAATTCTCCTCTATTCTTCTGTTCTTCTAGTTTCTTGCTTTCTTGTTCTGCTTTAAGTGAACGATATTCAGTTACATTGATGTCATCGTATTTCTTAGATTGTTTTGCCAACCTTGATTTTACGATTGCGTCAACTTCATCCTGACTAAAAGTTCTTTCTGCCTGAGTTTCAATTTCAGCCGAAGTCTCAGTGGCTTCTTCTATCGCTGTGGTACCTGCTTCTTGGTCTATTGCAGTCATAGTATCCTCCTTTGGAGTGTTTTTTAGTATTACAGTGTTTGCTCTAATACTAGTATTTATTTAAGTTTTATGGATGAACTCGGAATACGCATATTATTCTGTTATTCCTGGTACATCCACTTCTGGTCTCGCTAACGCATCTGAACTGTCAATTTCATCAACAATTTCATCTAACGCATCGCCATTCTTAACAACAATTCTTGCGATTTGTTTGTCAAGTTCTTTATTCAATGTTGAAGATGGTAAATTCATCTCTCTCACTGTCTTGTAATTGGCAAGGTCATTATTTTCATCACGCAAGTCAAATTTCTTCTTATATTCTACTAAGAAATCTTCATCTGCTTGAACGCCAGTCCAGATTTGGAATAAATGCCAAATCTTATGTTCTAATCGTTCTAATGAATCAGCCTTGTCTCCAAGTCTTGTGTTTAACATTGAAAATTCTGTTTGAAGAGCAACACCTGATTTAGCAACTGTCTTTTGACCGACTACTGCTTCTAAATGTGTCATCTTCATAATCATTGTTTGGTGTTCTTTTAATACCTTTATAATTGCATCAATATTTGATGATGAAGGTTGTAATAAGTATGGCTTCAATTCGCCTGGAAGTGTTTCATCCATAGTAATAATAGCACCTGCACCTGCTGAAGCATCTGTTGATGATGTTTTTACGAGTGATGGGTGTCCACTAATACGAATGGCTTGCTCTGCTTCTGACATTAGGTTGAATATTGCTTGTTGTATTTTTGCAACATCGGCTAAGTCACTGTTACCTATTCCACGAGTGTGTGATGGGTTTGCTTTTAACATTGCAAATGGAATCTGACCAATAGCATTAGGAATCTCTTCTATTAATCTTAGTTGAGCATTATCTTCTTTGCCCATCTCATAACGACAGATTGTTTCGTTTGTCCATACACGAACAATCAATGATTTCTCATCTTCGTGTTCTTTTTGCTTTAAGTAATCAAGTACATAACGACCATTTATTCTGTGAAATGACCAATCTAATATATTTTCTGGTGATATTAATTGAGCATAAGGTCTAATACCTTGTGCAATCTCTTGTTCTAATGTGATGGCTGATGTTGTTGATGGTTTATCTACTAGAACCCAAGCATGACCATAAATCATAGCAATAGAGTTTGCTTCTTTCATAAATTGGTCAATATCTGTGCCATCTAAGTCAACATCGTTAATGAAATCTTCAGTATATGGGAGTTTATTTAAGTTGCCCAACGCTCTCACTGGTAGAGTTCTGAATAGAAATGCTTTATAAGTGTCTACAACCAATTTACAACTGTTTTCAAGTGCTGTATAGTCTAATCTTTGAGCATACTGTTGTCCTGGTTGTTGGTCTTCATTCATATATCTACGAAGCATCTCTAAGTTACTATTGCGATAGTCAAATCCTCCATTGAATGACGCCCAAAAATAGCGCCATCTCTCTAGGTGCTTGGCGTATACTGGATGAACATCTGTAATTGTGTCTTTAGTTAAGTAAGACATAGTTTTCTCCTTTAATACATCCCAAATGTTTGTGTTTTTTGGGTTTTAATTTGTCTAGTTACAGGGAACATAAATTCAACACCATATCCTAATGCATCTGGGAAGTGAGAGTAATCTTCTCTTCCACTTGTATCAGGTATTAAGGTATTTTCTTTATAACTGAACCTAGTAAGACACTTTATAAGTTGTTTACACTTCGGGTCAATTAATAGTCTGCTATCACCGTTACTATTTAGTAATAATGAATTAACAGCATTTATTCTATCTTTTACTGCTGGATGTCTTGGTTTATATCTCACATCCCATCCTGCATTTTGTAATATTGAGATATCTGTTCTTCCGCCTGCTGATGTTTTGCGTTGCGTCCCAGCCGGATCCGGATAGCAAGTTACTTTTTGATGAGGATATCTATTTTGTATTTCTTTAACCATCTCATCTGTGTTACTTGAGTATAAACATACCTCATCAATCACATGTAAACCCCATGTTGTTGGGATTGCTACTAAAGTAGCCATGGGACTAACATTGAAATCTGTCAGGACATAGATTGACTTCAAATCATTTTTACTACCTGTCCACTTTGATACATTATTCTGTGGTTTGAACGAATAATACACAACATTTGTTGCTGATTCAAATGATGCTTCAAATTCTTGTCTAAATGTGCGAATATCTAAGTCTCTTTTAGCGGCATCTACCTCTGATTGAGAAACATTCTCTCCTTCTAGTGTTGTATACTGCCAAGATTGCCAATTATCGTCAATATTTGCCATTTCAAATAAATCGGCGAAATGGTTGCCTTTTCCTTTTGGCGTACCCACGAACAACGCCGATCCTGGCGGTGATTCTGCTGATAACGAAGGTCTAAGCACTTCAGTCCATGCTTCGGGCTTAATATCAGCCACCTCGTCAATACAGATGAACGAAACACCCATTCCTCTTAAAGAATCTGGGTTATCTGCACCTCTTAGCATGATTACACTTCCATTTACCAAATGTATCTCCAATCTTGCTTCATTTACTTTCTTTACCCAATTGAGTTCTCTCAACTTTGCCTTCAATGGACCCCATACGATGTTACGACACATCTGATATGTTGGGGCGACATAAAGAACTTTCTTATTGTCATGTCTTGCAAATTTAGCCAGTTCTCTAATAGCAAGAACTGATTTACCAAATCTACGACCGGCACATAGCACTCTAAATCGTTTGTCGCTTGAGGCGACTTCTTTTTGTGGCGTGGTTAATGGCATTAAATTTCTATGTCATCATTCCAAGGCAACACTTTAGCATTTTCTTCTGATGTAGGATTGTCTTCTTGTCCTAACCAGTTTTTGCCAAGCCAGATAAGCATTGTAGGATTTCCACCTATTGCAACTTCCATCTGCTTTCTTCTTAAAGACAATTTACCCATGGCTTTACCCTTTTCAATGATATCACCGTAATGCTTGACTATTGTACGAAAATCAACACCCAATATAAATCCCATTTCTTGTGGACTACAGTGAACTTTCGCTAACTTTTCAATCATTTCCGGGTCAATCTTGTCTTTAAGGCTTGGTCTGCCCGCTTTACCTTTTGTTTTCTTTTCTTCCATAATTATTTCCTTACATAAAGTAATTTGCTAAGGCTGATGCCACAATAAGCATTCCAATAGCCCATAATCGTCCATCAATCTTTTCAACTTTTTCATCAATTTTTCTTAACTCACTGTCTATGAATTTTTGATTTGTTTTAATTTCATTCAAGTCATTTTTCATATCCATTATGTCCAGTGTATTTTGTTTAACATCAATCTCTGTTTGATTTGCTTCGTGCATCACAACTTTCTTTTTTACTCTAATATTATCCATGGAAGTTAACCCATGCTGAACCATTGTAGCCTCTGAACTTTTTCGTTGTCGTATTAAAGTAGAAATCACCCTCTTCACCAGTAGGGTCACTTGACGCTGTATGCATCTTCTGAATAACTTGTTGTGTTACTCTGTCTTCTTCTAAATCCATAAGATTCGTTGTTGTTGTTGTGCCTTCATTTCTTAATTGTATTTTAGCACTTGGTGTTCCTGTTTGAGCATTACCAGATGGTGTATTATTCGTCAAATACAATCCACTTAATGATGTTGAACCTGAGTTTCTTAATGTGTTTGTTACTCTTATTTCATTTGTTGCTTGAGTGAAATCTTTGTTAACAGTTAGAGCGTTTAGTCCAAAATCATTGTATTTACCAAGAGTAAGAGTGTATTCACCATCATAACCAGTTACAGTTGAACTACCTGCTGAACCACCTGTTGTTACACCTCTCATCTTAACTAAGTTAGCACCTAGTTCATGTAGGTTACCTGCTTGGTCTTGTGCGGCAAATCTAACTTCTGTTCCGTGTCCAGCCATGTTACTTGCTTGGTCATGGTGGTCATATTGCATCGAGTTTACAAAGTATGACGCTGTTGCTTGACTTTCTCCGACTGCATCTGTTCTTGCTACTGCAAATATTGGAAAACCAGCACCGGAGTCTGCTTGTGTGAATAAACCATTGCTGGTAGATGCTTGAATGTCGTATGGTCCCCAGTTTACAAGTGGTGGGAATGTTCTGTTTGCTGGATTGGCCGCTATGTGTCCCGCTTCAATCTCTAGTCTTGTTGAACCAGATGTTTCAGTAGAAATCTTTGAAGGTGTAAGTGTTAAGAAGTTTGTTGCACCTGTGCCCAAATATATTGCTGGTGCTGTTACATTTATGTAAGCATTAGAACCTGATGTTGTAATATTTACAGGTTGGTCTGATGTTGTCTGTGTAATATTATTTGTTGTCAAAGCCAATGTGCCAACTTTAACTGCACCTGTTCCGTTAGGTGTTAAGTTTAAGTCACCGTTTGCGTTTGTTACAGAGATACTAGACTCGTCAATCTTAACTGCTCCACCAAATGGACCTACATATACATCTGGAGTATTCAAGTGAATATAACCAGAACCATCTGTTGCTTGTGTTGTGGTTATAGTTGCTCCGCCATCAGCGTTTGTAATCGCATCGTTGTTGATAGCAAATCCACCACCTGAGAAATCTGATGCTGTTACTGTGCCAGTAGATATTACTGGTCCATATGCGTTAATCGTTGCACTGTTTCCTGAGAAGCCACCAAGATTAATTGTTGTGTCTGTAAGTGATGTTTTATTTTCTCTACTTTCTAGGACTAATTCTCCAGCAGTACCACTAGCACCACCGGCTGATATATATAAATCTTGTCCATCATCCGTTGTCATATTAATAGCGGATCCATCTCCGGATCCAAGAACCTTTGCCCCATCAACATATAAAGAACCATCACCAACATAGACTGAATGAAATGCTTTTGTTGGCGAACCTAAATTTCTTGTCTTATCACCATCAGGTATTAAGTTTCCAATTATCTCAATATTGGAACCTATATCACCACCATCACTTGTGTCTGGTGCTTTTAACGATTGTGTTTCTAAATGGTCAAAGTATCCATTCGCAAAGTATTTGGTGGAGTCTCCACCACCAGTGTTGCCAAGGTCATATGTTCTGTCTGTTAATGGCACAAGGCTTTGGGTTTTTAGCGTTCTAGCCAATTGGTCAATATAAGCCTTATCAAAGTATTCGTCTGCGCCTGAACCACCTAAATGAATATCGCCACTTGTGCCATCGGACACATCCGTTTTAAGAGGAATCAAAGTGTTCTGTAATCCAATACCAGGAGTACCAGATGCTGTTCTGTTGCCGTATATAGAGGCGATATGGAGTTGTGCGAATGGTTTATTTACTGAACCAATATTGGCACCCTGATAAAGATTCCAGAATGGATATGTTCCTGATGAACCCCAAGTTGGTGCTGTGGTTGTTCCTATCGTTGAGTCTTCATAACCGTTTGCTGAACCTACAGTTAATAATGGAGTATTTACTGTCTGTGCTGAAAGACTTAATGTGTTTTGTGGAACTGTTGTACCGTTTCCAGAATCGTATATAGTGATACCTGTTGGAGTTACAGTTAATGTGTCTGTGTCGTTTGCTCCAGTTGAACCATCATCAACTATAAGAGATGTTGTAAGACTTGCTGTTGAACCACTGAAGGAGCCACCTGTAATAACAGCATTATCTGTTGTCATTGTTGAGAAACGACCTGTTGCCGATGTTGTTGCACCTATTGTTGTGCCATTAATTGCACCAATATTTGTAATGGTTACATTATCAATAGAACCACCAGTTATATCAACATTGGAACTGGTCATATTCGTAATGTTACCAGTTGTTGCTGTTAAGGTATTGGTATTAACATCTTCTACTTTCAAGGCAGCATATGATGAACCTACTTTGGCTTCCCATTTGTCTGTTGATTCTGTCCATTGGAACACAGCATTGTCACTTGTTCCTCTTTCAATCTCTATACCACCATTCTGTGATGGTGTGCCTGCTTCATTGTTATTCAGAACAATAATATTATCATCAACAGTTAAAGTCTCTGTGTTTACAATTGTTTGAGTACCATTAACTGTTAAGTTGCCTGTTAAGACTGTGTTTCCTGTTACATTTAATGTTCCAATAGTGCCAGTGCCAGTTGCGTTTACATCTGTTGCGTTAACTGTTGTTGCAGTTGCTGTTGTGAATGTTCCTGCTACAGGTGTCGTTGCACCTATAACACTATTATCAATAGTACCTGCATTAATATCAGCCGTTGTTGCGATTAATGATGTTGTTGTTACAGCCGCGGGCGTTGTTGCACCAATCACTGTGTTGTCAATTGTACCTGCATTGATATCGGCTGTTGTCGCAGTCAAGTTTGATGTTACGATTGTTGATGGATTTGAAGAACCTATTGTTGTGCCGTCAATGGCTCCGCCATTAATATCTACTGTCTCTGAGTTAAGTGTGCTGAATACACCTGTGCTTGATACTGACGCACCTATCGTTGTTCCATCTATTGTTCCGCCATTTATATCAGCCGTTGTTGCTGTTAAATCTGTTGTTACGATTGTTGAAGGAGTCGTTGCTCCTATTGTTGTGTTGTCTATTGTTCCTGCGTTAATATCTGCTGTCGTGGCTGTTAAATCTGTTGTTACGATTGTTGAGGGCGTTGTTGCACCAATAGTTGTTCCATCAATAGCACCACCATTTAAGTCAACTGAGTCTGAAGCAAGTGTTGTGAATCGTCCTGTGCTTGATGTTGATGCGCCGACTGTTGTGTTATCTATTGTACCATTGTTAATAGTTGCTGTTGTAATGGTCGCTTGGTTGATAGTAGACGATGTGCCTACACTTAATATTGGTGTTGTTAATGTTTTGCCTGACGCAAGAGCAACATCGTTTGAGAATGTTGTGTTACCAAATACATTTAATGTTTCTTGTATTGCTACACCACCAGAAACAGTTAAATCATCGGTGACAACTAAGTCATCCGTTACATTTAAGTCTGTTGTGTTGATTGTTGTTGCATTTACTGTTGTAATTGCGCCTGTTGTTGCTGTAATTGTGTTAACACTGTCTAAATCTTTACTGTTTACATCTAAATCTGTTAATAATTTCGCTTTACTGAGGTCTACAGTAGCACCAGGCAGTTCTATCTTCGCTGAACTGTCGCTATCTGCGTTGATTGTGAAATTATCGGGTGTTGAGATGCCCGCATCGGGTAATTTAACATTAATCTGGTCATTATTTCCGCCAGATGTAATATCAATTGTCTTATCATCGTCTTTAATACTCTTAAGAGCAAAGTTATCAATAGATTTAGACTTAAATACACCTTCACCAGTGCCAACATTAGACATAGTGACACTCACATCATAGTGACTGACTTCTATCGTTGCTATCGAATCTGGTACTGCTACTGTTACTACATTAGAATCATCTTCTACAATTGTAAGATTATAAAGAGTTTGTTCTGTTACAGTGACGCTTGTTACTTCTCCTGCCATTTTTCTCTCCTTATCGTGTTACATTTGACTTGATGTTTACGAATCCTTCTAATAGCCTGATGATATCACCGTTTGCTTGTGTCATCTCTATATCATATACACATTGTTGTGCTGGTAATAATGCAGTATTGGTTGCTGTCATCTTCCAAGAGAATTGTCCGTTGGTTCCGTTTGTAATAACAAAGGTAAATGTTCCTGCTATTGTACCACTGAGTGCTGTTGTTCTTATTTGTCCAGCAAATGTGCAACCAGATATGTCAACAACTGTTCCGCTATCGTCTTTTAATGTTAATGCTCTATTGAATGTGGCACCTTGGTCTATATCAAAGTCATATTTTGCTGACATAATGTTCTCCTAAAATATCATTTGAAACAACTCTACTGCTACCCATACGCCAATGACTACATATGTCATCGCTAATAATCCGTTAATCATTAATAAGGTTCTCGTAAGTAGAGTTTCGTTTTCTTTATTCATTGGGTGTTCTCCTAGTATTATTTATCTTTTGTTAAATTTAGAATAAATACAGATACAAGCGCCTCGTCTCGCTTGTCGTCATAGAAATATTTAATATATTTCGTCTCAGAGGGATAAGGTTTAACCTTATGGTTTTGCTTCTAATCGCATCCTTGTCCCTCAATCTTTCTTTACCCTGCCAGTCTATTATAACATACCATTGTGGTCTGTCAAGTTTTTGTTTCTTTTATTTTATTCCAAATGCTAATGAGAATCATTCGCATTCCTAGCCTTTTGCCCGACCGTGAGGGCGAATCTTTTCTGAACATATCATCAGGTAGTTCCCACTTAGCCATTATTTTTTCCTCATATCATTTTTCACACCATCCATATCATTTGCTTTATGAATTGCACGATAAACTAAAGCAGGATGGCATTTATACTTGTGAGCCAATATGTTAATCGTTCTTGGCATCTGATTCATCTTCATATGATTGTATTCATCCCTGACATCTCTTTCAATACCTTCAAATCTACCACCATTACCATATTTGGCATATCGTCTATGCATGACCTCTGTATGCGTTTGTCTAATAATGTGTTCAGGATTACAGCATAGTTTATTATCACACGATGTTGTTATCCTTGAGTTAAAGTCTATGTTTGGAAACAGTTCAAGTTCAATAGCCATTACTCTCTGTACCGTCATCATCCCTTTATTACCATATCTCATAAACGCATAACCTTGAACATGTGTTGCTCTTGTCCAGTTCCAGCATCCTGTGTCTTCATCTTTATCGCACCTTGACTCAATCGTCTCTGCATAATTGTGTATCGTCATTGTCTCGTCCTTATTTTATTGTATTGTCTTACGCTTTTATTTATCATTAATTGGATGGGTCCATAGAAAAACCCTCATCATACCAACGGAGTGAAAGTATGACAAGGGTTTTAAAAGGATAACAAAGTACCGGGAAAGCAGATGGCTCATTAACTGCTAAAAACTTTGTTACCCTATGTCTGTCACCTTCGTGACATATTAACTACACTCGTAATTAATTCTTTTGGTGTGGTTGCCAGAATTCGGAAAGCGGCCCTCAAATGGAAACTGTGTCCGGATTTGGGGCATCGTTTCTCCAGAAATTAAATTATATTTCTATCCGAATTGTTTTTGGCTTCTTTGTCTCCACTTTTAAATTATTAATCTGGTCTGAATTAAATCCTTCATTATATTTTTCATCCCATTCTTTAACCCAATCTAAGTAGGCATTAAATCTTAATCGCATTGAGTCCGTATAGTCTGCTAATTCATTTACACCACGAACAGTCCATAGTTTCTCTTCAATCATGCCAAAGATTTGTTCATGCGTATAATACCTACCGTAATCTTCAACTTGGCTCTTGTGTCTTTGGAACCTCCTTGAAGCAACCTGATATTGTCCCTTGACCTTCTTTGGTCTGAACTTAAGTTTCTTTTCTAAGAAAGAGTTAAGGTTAAATCCTTTTTCATTAGACATCATTGACCAATACATTCTTAATTGAGTACTGGCTTTCTCATAATGTTTATGAAGTTTCTTGGCTTCTTTGGGTTGACATCTTAACCTTAATGATTTAAGTTTAACTGTATGCTCTTCTTCATAAGGCTTCTTAGTGCATTCTATTGTTAACATTATCTTAATGCCTCCACACTTTTAATATAATTCTTTAAGATATTATCCACTGGAAACTTAGCATAGTTCCAACAGTGTGGATTCTTTGGCTTCATATTAAGATGCCTTGGCTCCATACCAGGTAATCCATAATGCTTATGAACTTTTATTTCTTTTTGAATATCTTTTAGGATTAATGCGACTAACTCTTTTGCGAGTCTTGTGCAGTCATCTCTTGTATATAAGACTTCTGAGATGCCGTACTTGTTCTGTAATGCTGTTAACTCGTCTTGGTATTCTAACTCATTAGACCAATCAGGTCTTGCTAATGTTTCGTAATTCATGTTGTTTCTCCATATTAAGTTTTATTGAGCGTGATTGCTCTGTAGGACCTATAGTCCTTATCTTTATCTTACTATACCAGTATACACTATTTATCTTTGTTTGTCAAGTGTTTTATCAATTTAATTCCTAGATGCTAATGCGAATCATTCGCAGGTAGCCTTCTTATGGTTGCCATCTTTATTATATCATACATTTCGGATCTGTCAAGTAATTAACCAAATTAATTCTTAATGCAAATGATAATCATTCTCATTTGGATCCTTGCCGGAATCCATGAGGGCGAATATTAACCACACTTTTTTTCTAATAAATGCAAAATAAAGGTTGACACAGTGAAAAACCATGATATAATATAGTTATCCACCAGGTTGGAGAAAAATGCCGCCGCGGCCGATGCAATTCTTTTTATAGGGATTTGTCATAAATGAATACTGGATTATTGTGGTTAATCATGGTCTCATCATGGTCTCATCTTGTACCATCAGTGTATGAAACAATAGTGTACCGTCTGATGCCTCGCTTTGCATCGCCCATTGTGTTAACACTTAAAACATCCCTGACTTTATTCTTTCTTTTCTACACCATTCTAAGTATGGCATTATCTTACTCTTATTCTTTTTTCTTTTACAGTATGCTTGGTAATCTTTATCTGTCTCGGCAGTAGGTAATTTCTTGTATCTACCTTTAATAAACTGTCTTTTACCATTCCATGCATTTGCTATTTTAGTCATAGTTTCTCCTTATTAAACAAGTTTATAACACATTCTTAACGCCAAAAGGCTGAATGCTTTCATAAATTGTTCTTTATCTTATGATGTAATCTTTTATTAAAGGTATGCCCTCTTTCTATCATTGATACTATTTTCTTTAACTCTTCTTTACCAAGCCAACATTGAAAGGTATCTTTAACTATCCATCTAGCATAGTGAATACTATTCTCTTCTATATGAATGTCTTTTAGTCTCACACGGACTTTGTTTAACTTCATGGCTTATGAGGTGTAGTTGGTTTAGGAGTTGATGGTGCGTGAGGAGGACGCGGTGGTGGCGCTGTAAACGGACTAATTGGTGGCATAGGGGCTGGTCTTTCTGTATTCATGTTATTTCTCCTTTGTGTGTGCTTTAAGTATTGCTTTGGTTATTTCTCTTGCTTGTATATCCATTATCTCTTTGTCTGATACTGGTCGCATCTTTGGATAAGGTGTATGGTCATCTTTCTCTATGATAGCATATATCATGCCATTGACTATCTTATACTTGAGTTTAAGTCTGGCTACTATGTCTCTTAATGTTCTTTTCATATGTATTCCATTTCATTATAATATTCGTCCGATATTCGTTCAAGTTTTTCCTGTTGCTCAATAATAGATTGATGATAATCATTATAAAGAGTTTCATTATAATGTTGTAATGAACGATGGTCCCCATAATAATCAAACTCATCTTTTGTGGTTTGTTCTACTATATTACTTGCAAACTCATTATAGATTGTAACTGGTCTTTTATTGAACACTGCAATATTATCAGTCATGTTGATTACATAATAATACTTGTCTTGGAGTTCTTGTGAATCAAGTTCTACTAAGGTTGATTTTAGATATTGCTTGGCATCTTCTACATACAGTGCATCTTCTATATGCATATCTATTCCTATTTCAGATTTTCTATAAGAGATGTCTATGATTGTTTTGGTCATTTGTTACTCCTTTTTTAGTGTTATGAGTGGTTACATTTGGTTATCAGTTACTTGCTTGAAAGAGTTGTTTTTATCTCTCATTAAAGGTTACATTTATTAGTAATATATTATTAGTGTTTTATGTAACCGATTTTTCTAAAGAATCAAGGATTTCTCTTGCTGACATCCCATTATACATCTCTGGATACTTCTTCTTAAGTTTAGATGCTTTCATTCTGTCTTTTGGCTCTAAACTACCACTTGCAGGTCTTCCTACAGGAATAACTGATTTCTGTATCTCATTAACGGCATAATCTTTAATATCAGTCTTATTGAACAAATCAGCCATACAAACAACTGCTCTGTGGTCAATGACAAAGACATCCACTGGTTTATTCACTCTTAACTGAGTTCTCATTAATATTTGATAATAAGTATATCCAGTTCTTGCATTGAATACCCAGTCATCAGCAGTTAGGCTATCAGGCAATTGTAAACAATCTTTCACTTGACTCGTTAACCACTTCAATTGGTAATTGTCTGGATTCAAAGTAGACTCAAGGACCGCACTCTTACACTCAATAAAGTTATTACTACCTGCTTCATTGTGCTTTGCTTTTATTCCATTAGGAATGTATTCTTCTTGGCTGTTATTCAAAAGAGTTAATGCTGGTTCTTTTATATTATTCTTTACATAAGTATGGACTTCATCTAAAAAAGATTGATTGTTATTTCTTTTGTTCTTACTCCAAGTAATACCTTCATATGACCCATCATCTGGATAATGAATTGTTATTTTTGTGTCGTGCTTTTCAAACTCACAACCAGGTAATACTGAGTAATTCAAATCATTCTTCATCATCCACAAAGACATAAAGGTCATTTCAAAACGAGAGGCTGCTATGTGTAATGCTTCCCAACCATCTAATACTTCTTTCTTTAACTCTTGTATGAAAACAACATTAAACTGTTTACCTTTTTGCATACTCTGTTGTTGTTCAGTCAACATATATGTGTCAAATGTCTTCCTTGAAAGTCTTCTTAAATCGTGGTGACTTTTAGTAAAGGAGTTGGTCAATAAGTCATCCAAGTTAATCTTTACATAATGATTGTCTAATGGTGCTTGAGAAACATGACATAGATGTTTCCAGTCAATAAACATCTTGTCGTCTTTGTCTTGTTCATAAGAAATGAAATCCCAAGTATCAAATGCTTCATCAATGATTAATGAATACTTTCTTTTAAGTCCATCATTGATTTGTATGTTAATGAATGCTTGTTTTGTAATAGCAATGATTGGTTCATTGTTAACTAAGGCTTTTAATAAGTCTAACTCAATAGTTTTCTCAATTCTGTTATCTGAATTGATTTTCTTAATCTTTGATAGACCCTCTTTCTGGTAATCGTCTGCTAAACCAATACTAGGTAATACCAATAATGTTGGTTGATTGTTTGAATAGTTTTCTCTAAGTATTTCATAGATGCCATTAGCACCGGTCGTTTTACCTGCACCACATCTTCTGCTGTCAACTGTTATTTGCATCATATGTGTTTCCATCTGTCTCGTTTAATGATATGTCCTACATTTGCTAGTGATGTGTTATACATTTCGCCAAGTTCTTTCATCACATAAGCACCAGTTTCATATAATCGTCTTATCTCAAGGACTTCTTCTTCTGTTAATTCAGTCTTTTTAGATGTTCTTATGGCGGCTATTCTTCTGCCCTTTTCTTTCATATCAAGCATATTGTCTTGGTGTGTGCCTAAGAATAGATGGTCTGGGTTACAACACGGTGGATTATCGCACTTATGAAGCACATGCATATCTTTTGGTATCTCACCAAATTCAAGTTCATATGACATTCTATGTGTTGTTACCATTTTCTTAAAGATTGGACAGTTTGTTAATCCATATCCTTGTCTGTGTGTACCACGAGTCCATTCTAAGCAATCACCATTTGGCTCAAGCAAAGCATAGAAGTCTTCTTTTGTGAAATTCTTTTTCATAATATCTCCATATAATATACTTCTTACTAGTATACATCATATTTAGTATTATGTCAAGTTTTAAGTCTTTTTTGGGTGGTTTTGGGGAGTTTTAAGTTAATTTATTTGGATTTACACGAATTAACTTGCGTGATTTGTCTAAAGAAGTCTTTTTCAAGTCTTTAGGTCTACCTGCTTTGCCTTTGATAGGATTTTGTATTTCATCCTGAAGTGAACGCATTCCTAATGATTCTCTTAATGCTTTATCTGTCTCTAATTGTTTTACGATTTGAATTAAGCCTTGTTCTTTGGCTTCTTCAATTGTGATATGTGTTTTAAGAAAACTTTTATAGTCTTGTGATTCTGACATAATGAAACCTTATTGAAGGATAGAGGTAATACTACGGAGATAATATATGATGTTCTTAAAGAGGGGCATCATGGCTTAATCTGGAACCGTCTCTTTAAGTAATAACATACCCCTATCCGTCAATAAGGTCTCTGCTGTCTAGTTGATTGGAAATGACGACTCTGAGAGCGTATATAATAATAAAACCTTATATAATATAATAAATTAAGTTAAATTAAGTGAATCGTCATTTCCAATCAACTTTATATAGTATATAACAATACTTGATAAATGTCAAGTGGTTTTGCTATTTTTTCTTTGGTTTTTTCTTTTTATATGCCATTATTTGTTCCATGCTCCATCTATTTTATATTTTTCTACTAATCCATCTATTTGATTTGTGTTCAACGCAACAGCATATATCGGATAGGGTTTATCAAAAGCAGAGTGTAATGCGAAACCTTCTACTTCATCTTCATATACTATTTTATCTAATACTTCTCTATTGACAAGAATGAATGTTTTGTAATCTTTCTTTTGACAGAATGTTCTCACTAGTTGGGCTCGTCCTCCAATAAATGGCTGTCTATCGGCATGACCATTCATAAAGTACCAACCTTTTGCTAGATGTTCTGAAAACATAATTCTTCTTCTTCTGAGTATAATTCCATCATTGATTCTAAAAGATGCTCATATCTTTTTTGTGCTTTTACAGGCAGTTTTCTGAACTCAACGATATACTGCTGGAACTCGTTAAAGTCACAGGAGCCGAGGATTTCGGCTTTCTGGAGCATGGCATCCAACTTCATTAGGGTATACGATTGCTTCTCGTTATATAATTTAATCTTCATTAATGTAAGTTTCTCCACGCTGAGCCATCATACCCTTTGAACTTGTTGTCATCCGTATCAAAATACATATCACCTGCTGTTGGGGTAGTTGGTGCGCCGCTTCTTGTATGTAATCTTATTTTAGTTTCAAATTCTGTTCTAACATCATCCCCTTCGCCAACTATCTTAAATCCTCCACTAGATGCAGAACCACCTGTTGTTGCGTTAAGATTACCTGCTCCTATGTTTACTCCCTTTTCACCTGATGCAGTGTCCCAGTCTGTAAGAATCATTAGGTTACTTGCACCTGTTGATTTATTGCCTACACTCAAGTACTTGCCTACTGAAACTGTTGCGTCTGTTGAGCCATTGTCCCACGCTCTCATAACATCCATCACCACATTTGCACCAATATCATGCATGTACATACGCATCTTTGGGTCACCGTCTGTTGCATGACCAACATAATCTATTTGAAAGTTACTTTGACCTCTGGCTTCGGCTAGAATAAGTGGTATTGTTGAGATATGCATACCATTATCGTCAAAAGCCATTCTTTCTGTTGAGTTTGTGTTAAATGCAACTTGGTCAGCACCAAATCGTAATGGTGCCCATCCATAAGCGTCTACTCCACCGTTCTTATCATCAAAAGAGTTAATGTCAAAACCATTATGTGCGCCATAAACATGTAATCCCATAGTGATTTCATCTTGGTCAGCATACTTCTTAATGAAAGAGAACTGATAGTCTTGGTCACCTAATGATGCATCACCACCTACATTTGTTCTAGGTTTAGTGTTATTTGGATCCATAATCAATTGGAACGCATAACGGTCATCCGCACTGTTTAATCTTCCTACAACAGAAACAGTGTCATCACCTGAATCTTCTAATAGTATTTGACCTTTGTCGTCACCAGTATTCGTTGTTTTAAGATGCAATAATGGAGATAGTTTAGTAGATGCTTCTGTAATCTTCATCTTGTCTGTAATGTTACTGACATCAATAGCGGCACTAGCGGCTGCCCATTCTATGTTACCTGATGTTGAGTTGTATGTTA